ACTGCGGCAAAGAGGCGTTCGCCCTCGCCCACAACGGCGTGCTGTACAACGACAGGGAGCTTCGCCGGGAACAGCATCTCCCAACGACACCGATCGAAACCGACAGCTACATCGCCGTGCAGCTTCTGGAACAGGGGCAGCAGCTGGACACGGAAAACATCAAACGCATGGCAGAACTTGTGGAGGGCAGCTTTGTCTTTACGATTTTGAGAAATGACAATACGCTGTTTCTGGTGAAAGGCAATAACCCGCTGACTTTGTATCATTTTCCCGCACTGGGATTGTACGTTTACGCCAGCACAAAGAGCATTTTGGACAATGCTTTGAAAAAGGTAAAGCTGAATGGCAAGTACAGCGAAGTCGATGTTTCAGAGGGTGAAATCGTCAAAATGTCTTCGAGTGGCAATCTCCATAAGAGCACCTTTACCATGCAGGACTACATCCATACCATGTTCAACCCATACAATTGGAATTACCTGAACTATGCAAAATGGTGGGAAGCGAACGAACGGGAAGAACTGCTGTTGGAGTACTGCGGTACATTTGGCGTTTCGGAAGAAGAAGTACAATTGTTGTTGGAAGTCGGATACGATCCGGATGAAATCGAAGAACTGCTCATGGATACAGAGGCAATGGAAGAAGCAATCACAGAGGCGAAAACACTGTTACAGTGTGAAGCATAAATCAAAACTAGAAATTGGAGGAATTTGACATGAAGGAATTTATCGCAGGACTGGTACTGACACTGGTGATCGGCGGCATTGGAATTGCCATCGAAATGCAGGAGCGGGAGGAGGTGAAGTGGACCATAGTCAATAAAGTAGACAGAAGAAGAGAAAAGAATCAAAAAAGTTCTTCAAATTGAATGGGAGATAAAAGGTCATTAGCAGAGTGAGGTCGTTTGAAATTGTAAAAGTGAATATATTCAAAAACAGACAATTCCAATTCATCAAAAGAGGCATATGAACGGCGGTTAGTTTCTTCAAGTTTCAAAAACTTGAAAAAAGCTTCTGCTACGGCATTGTCATAAGGATGCCCCTTTTTAGAAAACGACTGAATAAAAGAAGCTCTGTCCAGCCTTTTTCGGAATTCATCGCTGGTATACTGAGAACCTCTGTCTGAGTGGAAAATCACATTTTCAGGATAATTCCTGTTTTTTAAAGCAGATTCAAATGTATCCAGGACAAGCCTGGCATCGATTTTGCTACTTATTTTATAAGCTATCACACGTCTTGAAAAAAGATCAATGATAACGCATAAATAATAAAATCTTCCTCCGGCTTTTATGTATGTAATGTCGCTGCACCATGCTTTGTTTGGCTCTTTGGGATTAAAATTCTGCTTTAATATGTTGTGACAATCTCTGTCACTGGATTTATTTGCGGCTTTGAATTTCGGCTTGACAGTTGACATTTTAGGAAGCTGCATTTGCTTCATCAGTCGGTACACTCTTCCCTGACTAATATGTATGCCATAATTAACTTCAAGAACCTTGCGCATTTTCTGAGCTCCGTAACGGCATTTTGCTTCGGAATAAATCTGTAAAATACAGTTCTTTATATTCCTGTTTTCAATTGTTCTTTTAGGTTCTTTAGAGTTAAAATGCTTGTAATAGCTGTTGCGGTTTACATTCAGAACACGACATAGGGTTATTATTGCATGTTCGTGCCGAAGTAAATGTACAGCTCTCATTCTTTCCCTGAGCGTGGAGTCATTATGGCAAGTGCTTTTTTTAATATGATGTTTTCCTCCTCAAGCTGTGCGTTTCTTTTTTGTAGTTCCTTTATCTGCTTTGCTGTCATAACAGTATTGTCGTCGACCCTGACTTCCGAATAAAGCTTTATCCATCTTGAGATCGCACTTACCGATATTCCGTATTCCTTGGAAAGCTCAGTTTGGGTTTTTCCGTTCTGGTGTAATGCCACGATGTTCTTTTTAAAAGTTTCATCGTATTGCGGCTGTTTGTTTGTCATCATTTTTTTCCTCCTTGGTTTTTCTTCTTTCGTGTTTGCTTTTATTATACTACTTTTCTTTTTCCTTGTCTACTTTTTTAGTATAACACCATCACAATCACCATTACAGATAAAAGTGGTACAACTACAGTGACATTAACAGAGGGTGCAGCCGTAGATCTTACACCATATGCAAAGACGGTTTATGTGGATGAAAAAGTGCAGGAATTGTCCGACAGTCTGACGTATACCTTGCAGGAGCACACACTTTCCATCACACATCTGGAAGATAAATCGCATACCCACGAAAATATAGCTACTTTAAATGAAATCACAGATGTAAAATGGAAGGCACTCTGGTCGGCACAGCACATTCATACCAATATAATAAGTCTGAACAGTATCAGTCCCGCGGACATTACAAATATCCATGATACTTTCCCTGCACAGATCTATGCACTTCAGCAGTCTTTGGGAGATATTCAGACTGCATTGGCTGATATTGTGGAGGTGACGGAGTAATGGCAACAATTGCACAGTATATCGCAGCAATCAACCACCAGCGTGACCTGCTGGCAGGACATTTGGTTTCCCATGGTATCATTGCAACCGCAGATGAAAAGCTGAATTTGCTTGTTCAGAAAGTAGGACTGATACCCAGTGGATCATCGACCGAAAAAACGATTGTGTATGATGCAAATCACAAAGAAGGAATCTATCTGTCCTATAATGACGTGGTTTATGGTTTGTCAGATTTCGTAACTGAGCATTCCGCATTCTGTAGCGAAAAAAACAACTACGCACTGAACTATGGCACGGACGTTTTCGGGTGGGATTACAGTTGCTATAGTTGTTCTACAACACCATTAAAGATTACATCTGCTTCGCAAATTGCAATTCGTTTTCATGCGTATAGTACGGAAACTGGCATCATGCGATTAGTACAGTCAGATACTGGAACTGCATCAGATATTTTAGAAAAAGCACAAACAGAGGGCAGTTATATTGACCTGCCTTTGCAGTGGCTGTACAGCACGGACTACATCACAACGCTGACACCGTGTGAGGGCGTAACAGCAGGTACTTATTATTTGGTGTGGGTAGGGCGGAGCAACAACAGCCACCCGCTGATTCAATCTATCACAATTTTGTAAGGGGGAAAATACAATGAATATTATTGAGGCAGTAGAGCAGCTGAAAGTCGGAAAAGCAATCCAACGAAGTAACTGGGGCAATGCAAAAATTCAAGCGGTACTGCTGGAAAATGGACAGTATCAAATTTTCGCATCCGGCGACTTGACACCGGAGATGCTCGTTTTGCTTTCTGGTGATTATGATGTGAAAGAAGAGAAAGAAACGAATGATGTGAAAGAAACGGAGGAAGCAGTGTGATTCAAGGAATTATCACGGTTGCAATCTCTGTTCTGTCCGCAACTGGCATTCTGGGTATTGGCACACGAGCAATCTTATCTCGAATGAAAAAGCAGGACAGCCGTCAGAAAGCTTTGGAATACGGTGTACAGGCATTGCTGCGTGACCGGATGTTACACTGCTATAACAAGTATATTGAAGCCGGATTTGCACCCATCTATGCAAAAGAAAATTATGAAAATATGTACCGGCAGTATCATGAACTCGGTGGCAACGGTGTGATGACACATCTGCACGAGGAATTCATGGCACTGCCAACCGAGAAAGGAGAAACCGTATGAAAAGAGATTGGAAACAGTGGACGAAAGCTGCTGTTATTCGGGCAATCAAAACCATTGCTCAGACAGCAATAGCGACAGTTGGTGTGGCAGCAACCATGCAGGATGTTAATTGGCTTGTAGTTGGCAGTACCGCACTTCTGGCGGGCCTTTTATCTGTACTGACCAGCGTGGCTGGATTACCTGAAATCAAGGAGTAGTACTGCTGTTTGACAATTGAAAACGGTATTGCTATCGTACAAAAAGCAGCACCGAATTTGTGTACTCCGACAAATATTACACTTTCCAGAAAAAATCCTTGACCATAGGTTAAACCTATGGTATAATGATTACAGTGGATTGGGAAACCACCCACGAATACCGGGCAAGCGGATATGGAAAGGAGGCACATATGGAGGAAATGGGAATGACGGATTTGCAGTTCAAATCCTTTATTATGCTTTTAATCAAGCAGTTAGAGGATGCGAAAACCGAGGCTGAAAAGCAAGCCATTATTGAACAGCTGAAACAGATGCTTCAGGGCTAAAAGAAAAAGCCGACTGAAAAACAGTCGGCAACGGAAACACAGAAAGAGCGGACTTGCCACCGCTTTTTCGTGCTACAACAATTATATCACGTTTTGCCCGAATTGGCAAGAAAAAATTTTAGGAGTGGTTTTTTGACACCCCAAGAAAAGTATGATAAGCAAAATACACGTTTCATTGGTTTGAAGCTGAATCGAAAAAGCGATAAGGATATTCTGGATGCCTTAGAGGGAAAAGCCTTGCAGACGGAAATCAAACGCTTGCTCCGAAAAGCTTTAGAATCCGAGAAAGAAGAAAAAGAATGAAAAATGCGGTATGTCGTTTTGGCATACCGCATTTTTCTATAGTAGTTGTTTTACTGATTTTCGGAATCTTCTCTACACAGTTCATCCAGTGTAACACCGAGGGCAGTTGCAATACGGTTCAAATTCCCGATTGTGATATTTTCAAATTTGATGTAGTCGTTTTCGTAGTCTGTAATTTTCTTATAGTGTACGCCGGAAAGAGCGGCTAACTCTTTTCGAGTAATGCCGTTCTGTTCCCGTATTCTCTTGATGTTATTCTGCATTCGGCTCACACTCCACGAGAGGATAATCGGTCGTATCACAAAGAATCAAGGTTGCAAAGCTGTCTGCATTTGTTTGAATTTCTTTGATCGGAGTAGCGACCGGAATTGGTTTCTTTTCCTTTTCTCTGAAACACAGCATCATTGCCAAGACATCAGATGCCATTTCCATTGCATTCACCAAAGAATCTCCGCACGTATAACAGTTTTCTACATCCGGAAAGTCAACCGAATAAGCGTTGTTTTTCTCTTTTGTGAAGATTGCAGGGTAAACGTATTTTGCCATTTTACCAGCTCCTTTTTGTTTTTGAATGGGGGTACAAATGCGGATTTGAAAAGTTGACAAGGAAAGCGAATGGTTCGCTTTCTTGCCATTTTGAAAACCCCGTAGGGTCGGGGCTTATTTCAGCCCCGCATCCTTCAGGATTTTGTTTGCGGTTCCGGTTGCGATTTCCTGTCCGTCATGCCGCCCAACAGAAAATGCTGTTTCTGTTTTGGGGCTGTACCAGATTTCGTGGTTTCCGCCCTCTCGGATTTT